CTTGATTTCTCTGATGAAGGAACTACCATCTTCAGGGAAAAGCCTCTTGCAGAGAAAACGCTTGAACGTATCTATGCCGGACTTATCAAGTTTGTAGCCGGCGGAAAGGATGCCTTCCTCGTAAAGTATAATTCTATGAGCCGTACAGGGAAATATAACGCTCCTGGGATTGACGAACCATGTCCGGTGGTAGCCACGCAAAGCAGACTTGGAGTAGCGCAAGTTTGTTTCCTCTCTAAGCAGTTTAGCGGACACCCCGACAGCAAGAACGTATCAGTGGAAGAACCGGCTGGAGCAATCACTTGTAAAGACCACCACGTTTTTGTATCGGCTTACTATGGGAACGGGCATAATCATTCGGTGGAACTTCCTGCACCTACGGTCACAACGAAGGACAGGATGGCTTTAATTGAAAGCCAATTTATGTGTTCTTATAACTTTAAGGATACAGGAAAGGATATTAACCAGCCTTGTCCTACACTTCTGACTAAAGACAGACTTTCCCTTGTATCTCCATTTTTTATGAATCAATATTCTGGAGGTGGTCAGGTGTCTGATATAAACTCACCATGCCCCGCTGTTACCACAACACCGAAACAAAACTTAGTAACATGCCAGCCGTGGATAATGAATACTGCATTCTCAAATGTAGGTAGCAGTATAGAGGAACCCTCCCAGACCATTACCGCAAACAGGAAATGGCACTATCTGATGAATCCACAGTTCAACAGTGCTGGCGGCTCTGTTGATAGCCCCTGCTTCACATTAATAGCCCGCATGGATAAGATGCCGCCCTATCTGGTAGCAACAGAAAGCGGTCAGGTAGCGATTGAAATCTACGACAATGATAGTCCTATGACCGTGAAGATAAAGGAGTTCATGGCACTGTATGGCATAGTGGATATTAAAATGCGGATGCTTCGCATTCCGGAACTCAAAAAGATTATGGGATTCCCTGAAGATTATGTTTTAATAGGCACACAAGCTGACCAAAAGAAATTTATCGGGAATGCGGTGGAGGTTACACAAGCGAGAAAAAATACTGAAGCACTTTGCAAAGTATTGAGAAAGTTGAGATTGAAGAAATCAAAAGAAATAGCTTAATGGAAAATGGAAAACTTATATTAGATGCCTGTTGTGGCAGTAGGATGTTTTGGTTTGACAAAGAAAACCCTTTGGCTTTGTTTGCTGACATTAGGGACGAAGAATACATTCTTTGTGATGGGCGAAATCTGAAAGTCCACCCAGACATCGTATCGGACTTTACCGATATGCCGTTTTTGGATAAATCCTTTAAACTGGTAGTGTTTGATCCACCCCATTTGCTAAAGGTTGGCAAAAATAGTTGGTTAGCCAAGAAGTATGGTAAACTTACTGAAGATTGGCCAAGGGTGATAAAAAAGGGAATTGATGAATGCTTTCGTGTTCTGGATGACTACGGAGTTCTGATTTTCAAATGGAATGAGGATCAGATAACAGTTAGGGAAGTATTGAGTGCCATCAATCGGCAACCACTCTTCGGCCATACTACTGGAAGACATGGAAAGACTATGTGGATGTGTTTTATGAAACTGCCAATTAACTAATAACGATATAAGAAATGAAGTATAAGGTTACATATATCCTACAAAAAGAGGTCTCTGTGATTGTTGATATAAAAGACAAAGAACTTAACAGAGAATTTAAAAGACTTGGTGAGATCCACTCTGATTCAGATTTTAATGGGGTGTCTGATCCTCGTTGGAAGATAGAAGAAAAGGGCTATGAAGAATTTTCCTGTGGTGAACATTATGACGAGGGAGATGAAGACATTATTAATAGATCTATTATGAGATTTAATGACTAATACAAGATAAATATGAATACATTTTACATGGTGTTTGTGGAAGGGTGTGCTACCCCAGCTTGCAAACATGAGAGCTTGGATAGTGCGGAAAAAGAAGCGAAAAGGCTTGCAACTCTTTTAAAAAAGAAAGCATACGTTTTGTGTACTATAAAATCAGTTGAAGATACTCAATACAAAATTGAGGATTGCAGACCTGGTGGAAGTGATTTACCATTTTAATTGGAACAGTTATGAAACATACAGTAGAAGAAGCGGCAAAAAAATATTCCAATGATTGCAGAAACAGGCAGCGTCATTGTGAACCGTACTGCATTGTTGACTTTATTTCTGGTGCAGAGTGGCAGTCGAAGCAATCACCGTGGATTAGCGTTAATGAACGGTTGCCGGAAGAAAATGAGAATATCATTATTATGTGTGAGCATGGCGCAATATTTAATGGTACATACTGTAATGGAGTATGGTTCTGTATGGATGGTTATATTCATGATATATACAAAAGTAATCCGATTTATTCTTCAATGAGTAGCATACCTTCGTTATGGGAACCAGTAGCATGGATGCCCATCCCGTCTTTCGATGATATACTCGAAGCCAACAGGGATGTACTGGAAAGAATTAAAGATAAAGGAGATTGAATATATGAAAGTAAATAACGGAATAATAATTGATGGAGTGCTGCATGAATCATCAGAAGGATTTTGTAATGAGTGTTCCTTATCCCGGGAATGCTGTAATATTTTAGATGATAACTATTGTGCCATACTAGATTTGGGAATAGGTCAGTGTTTTGTCAATCGTGGTAAAGTAACGGATATTAAGATAGAGGAGGAAAAGAAATGAAACAGGTATTGTCATTCAAGCAAATGAAGCATTTACAAGAACTTGGATTATACCATATCTACACCTTGCAGGATATTCTCGATAAGCTGCCTTGCTTCGTCGGCAATCAAGTGCTGACCATCCAAAAACTTGCAGATAGCTATACGTGCTTGTATATGGAATCTTATACTAGGTCTATGATAAATATTACAGAAAGTAAAGAACTCATTGATGCAGCTTACGAAATGCTGTGTTGGTGTATTGAAAACGGATATGTTAAAGTTGAAAAGGAGGAATAACTATGGGATTTACAACGCCGTGCTTTATACGCAAAAATACTGATAATATTAGAAATAGATTAAAAGAACTTGGCTATTATTGTAATCCATATTTAGGTTGGCATAATCTATTTACTTGTATATTTGGAATTATTTCGGTTTATTCATGGTACGATGATGATATAAATGCTCTTAAAGAAAGAGATGTCCTTGTTGATTGCGGAGCGAACGAAGAACTTTTCCTGGCTATCGCTGCATTAAGGGATGATATAGACAAGTTTCAATGGTTTACCGATGGGGATAAGTGGATTCTGTGTCCTGCAATCAAGTTCTCTACCTATTGGGTTTACAATGATATTGATGTTAATATAGATACCGTTCACAAGGCTACCGTAGACGAACTGATTGAACACTTTAAAACAAAGGAGGAACAACTATGACCGAAGAACTCGTAACATTAGAAACAGCAAAGATGCTGAAAGAGAAAGGGTTTAATGAACCATGTATGATTGCTATGAATATTGAAGATGGTAGACAATATGGTACTAATAGAACAAATAGCGAGTTACCAATAAAAGTATGTTCCCATCCTACTCAATCCGTTGCCCAAAAGTGGCTTCGTGAAACTAAGAACCTGCATATCGAAATATCCTATATGTATGGAAATTATTGGACGTATGATATACTGACAATTCCGAGGCATGACTTGATAGGATTGTCTGACAGACCTATTGTCCGTTATAATATCTACGAAGAAGCACTTGAAGCAGGATTACAGGAAGCTTTAAAACTTATATGATTATGAAAACAATATTATTTACAATTATATTTATTATCGCCCTATATGGGTTGGAGATCTCACAATTACATTTAAGCCGTTTTCTATCTCACTACCTGGCTGGTATAAGCCTGTAGGTATCCTTCTATTTTTTCTGTCAATGGCGGTATATACTATAGGGGAATATACTAAAGGCTATAAACAGGGTTTCGATGATGGGATAAAGAA